TGCAGCGGTCATCCTAGACATGGGGATGGGGAAAACAGCCACCACCCTATCAGCTATTAACGAGCTGATGTTTGACCGCTACGAAGTTTATAAAGTTTTGGTGATTGCACCCCTTCGTGTTGCCACCACAGTCTGGAGTGATGAAATTGACCAGTGGGAGGAGCTGAACCATCTCCGCTATTCCAAGATTGTGGGCACTCCCAAACAAAGACAAGCAGCCCTTGAGAAAGACGCAGACATCTACATTGTCAATCGTGAAAATCTCCCTTGGCTGGTGGAACAGTGCAGCCCCTACTTCAAGTGGGACATGGTTGTCATCGATGAATTAAGTTCATTCAAATCATGGCAGTCTAAACGTTTCAAGGCCTTCATGGCTATGCGTCCTTACATGAAACGAGTAGTTGGGCTGACAGGAACTCCTTCCTCAAACGGACTCATGGACTTGTTTGCGGAGTTCAAGGTCATTGACGGTGGTGAACGGTTGGGTCGGTTCATTGGCGAATACCGTGGTCGTTATTTCCGTGAGGGTCGTAGGAATGGCAATGTCGTCTATGAATACCTCCCCATGGACTATGCGGAGTGTCAGATTTATGACAAGATTGATGACATTACCATTTCCATGAAAGCTATGGATTATCTGGACATGCCTGAGTTGATTTCGACCAAGAAAGTGGTGCGACTGACGGATAAAGAAAAGGCAAGCTACAGCCAGTTCAAGAAAGACTACATCATGGCAGACCTTGAAGACACTGAAGTGACAGCTGCCAATGCGGCAAGTCTTTCAAACAAGCTGGTGCAGATGGCAAATGGTGCCGTCTACTCAGATGACCAGCAAGTAGTTAGTCTTCATGACCAGAAACTGGACGCCCTTGAAGATATTATCGAAGCCGCCAACGGTGAGCCAGTCCTGGTCGCCTATTGGTTCAAACACGACCTTAAGCGCATTGAGGAACGTTTGGCGAAACTTAAAGTTAAGGGAACAGTCCTTAAAACTGAGGAAGATATCCGTGAGTGGAATAAAGGGAATGTCTCAGTTGGTCTGCTTCATCCAGCTAGTAGCGGTCATGGACTAAATTTACAAAAGGGTGGACACCACTTGGTTTGGTTCGGTTTGACGTGGTCACTGGAACTCTACCAACAAACCAACGCACGACTTTGGCGACAAGGGCAACAGGCTGAAACTGTGGTTATCCAACACATCGTAACCGAATGCACCATTGACGAGGAGATTCTCAAAGTACTGGAAAATAAAGATGCCCAACAAGCACGGCTGCTTGAAGCCGTCAAAGCACAAGTAGGAGGAACAGATGGATAAGGCAGAATATATACTGACACATTACAATGAACTCAAATGGGAGTTGGAAATGTTAAAGTACCGTTTAAATAACTTCAAACCAGTAACGGAAAATGAGGTAATTAGTTCTTTAGTCTTTGAGCGGTCTGATGAACCTAAAGTTACCAGTACACCAACAAATCAACGGTCAGAAATGATTGCCTTAAGTTTTCGTGAGAAGATGGTTCAAGAAAACGAGGAACTCTTATCAGACCTTAGTCAACGCTATATTCGTTTGGCAAGTGACCTTGAAACGTTTGATATGGCGATACGATTTCTCAAAGGAGATCTTTCGGAATTTGCGGTGGAACTTCTCAAACCTGACTGTAACTGGGACTATTTAATGCGAGAATTTCATATCAGTCGTGGAACAGTTCATAATTGGCGTAGAAAGTTACTGGAACATATTCGACAGATTTTCGTTAAGCTGGGTCGTTCTTTGACGATTGAACTTTATATGAACTCACCTTGAACTAGGGCTGAACTTATATTGAACTACCTCTGAACTCCTTTTGTAAAAATTTGTGGTAGAATTGTAAGTGTCAAAAAAGATAAAAAATCTCCCAGTAATGACTGGATAACCTTCCACTTGTACGGTAATATACACCTACAAAAACAAGAGGAGGTCATCAAAATGACAAAACGCCAACAAGAAAAACTCAATGCCCTTTTAACAGAAATTGCCAAATAAGAACTTAGGGTTGAAACCTTAGAGACACGAAGAAGTGACAATCTTGACTTCTACGATGTTTCGGTTTGGGGAATCAAAAGGGCACTCGAGAGAGCCTACGAAGCAGGCCAACAATCAGTAAAATAAACCCAAGCCTAGCCCAAAAGGGTTGGGCTTTTTGCGTGGAGGAAAACATGATTTATACCAGTGAACAAGTTTCTAGCGGACATCCAGACAAGCTCTGTGACCAAATCTCAGATGCTATTGTGACGGAATGTCTCAAGTATGATAAGAACAGCCGTGTAGCCGTTGAAACACTTATCAAAGATAACCAAGTGGTTGTGGCAGGAGAAGTTTCAACCAGGCACTTCTTCAATCTTGAAGGCATTGTCAAAAAGGTTCTTGAACTTTACGGCATGGAGGATATCATGGTGACTAACCTCCTTGGTGTTCAAAGTCCAGACATCGCTCAAGGTGTGGATAGTGGTGGTGCAGGTGACCAAGGGATTATGTTCGGTTATGCGACCGATGAAACACCAGAGTTCTTACCACTCCCTTACGTGTTGGCGACTCGTGTTCTTGAAAAGCTAACCAACCTTGGTCATCCTGCCTTGGGTAAAGATGCCAAGGCTCAAGTCACTTACGATTATGAAAACAAACGTATCGAGACCTTCCTCGTTTCTATCCAACACGATGAGGAGGTTGACCTTGCTTCAGTCAAACGTATTGTCACCCAAGCTATGATGTCCGTTGCTCAACGCTACCGTCAGAATCTTGACTTCAAGGTATTGGTTAACCCAACCGGTCGTTTTGTTCTGGGTGGGTCTTACGCAGACGCTGGAGTAACCGGTCGTAAGATTGTGGCAGATACCTACGGTGGCTTTGCCCACCATGGAGGTGGTGCCTTCTCTGGTAAAGACCCTAGTAAGGTAGACCGCTCAGCTGCTTACATGGCACGGAAGATTGCCAAGGACTTTGTCCGTGAAGGCTATGCTAAACGTTGTGAAGTCCAGTTAGCTTATGCCATTGGAGTTGCTGAACCTGTTGGTGTTTACGTGAGCACCTTTGGAACCAGTGATTACCCAGCTGAACAGCTTGAGGGAGTAGTTCGTGAACGCTACGACCTGACCCCACAAGGGCTCATCAAGGAGTTGAACCTCTTAGATGTGGATTACACTAAGACCACTTGCCTTGGGCATTTCACCAAGTCCTACCTTCCTTGGGAGCAGTAAGATGCCACGTAGACCAAGCACACCTTGTAAGCAAAGCGGTTGTCCTAACCTTGTGAGCTATGGGAATAAGTACTGTGAAATTCACAAAGCTAACCACTCGCTTGATGCTAAGTCAACCAAAGCTAAAGGATACAACGCACGGTGGAACAAGGAACGGCTTAGATACCTGAAGCTCAACCCTTTGTGTGTTTACTGTCAAAGAGAAGGACGACTGACCAAGGCAACGGTAGTTGACCATATCACTCCCCACCGAGGTGATCAAGACCTCTTTTGGAATCAATCTAATTGGCAAGCTCTCTGTAAAACTTGTCACGATAGAAAGACCAAGACGACTGACCGATATGTGGAGTATACCTATCGGTTTTAATATTGGCGTTTCGTTCTAAAAGTATCTCTTTTTTACGCTTGGGGGGTAGGGGGATTAAATCTCTAATCCCTTGTCCCACAAAGACCGACGCCCCCTCAAACGTGCATTTTCGCAAAATTCGTTAGGGGCATACCCAAAACAGTTAAAAAGTGCATTGAACCATTATGGTGTCAATCTTTCTAGCAGGGTAAGTATCGTTTGCCAGTGTTTGTTTTGGCCTGTTTTTGAAGGGATAAATACATGAAAAATAGAGAAATTAACCATTTTTAGTTCTTGGAGGAAAACAAATGAACGATAATCAGCGGCGAGGCATTTGGAAACTTAGGCGAGATGGATTTGGCTATGGTGCCATTGCTCAAATGTTAAACATGTCTCTTGGTTCGGTGAAGCAATATTGCCGTAGACACCCAAAGTTAAAAGGAATGGGTCAGTTTGTCAAGTATCAGCTTGATGAAGGAGAACGTTCATATTGTAAGAACTGCATGAAAAAGTTACACCATGCTGTCCAAGGCAGACCTAAAAAGTTCTGCTCAAATAGGTGTCGAGCTATCTGGTGGCGAAACCATCAAAGCCAACATGATAAAACCAAAACTGCATACGATGAATTGACTTGCCAAAACTGTGGCAGGTCTTTTTTATCCTATGCCAATCCAACAAGGAAGTTCTGCGGACACCCTTGTTACGTAGAACATCGATTTAGAAAAGGAGTAGTGCATGACAACTCAACCCAATATGGAAATTAAGGAACTCCCCCTAAGTGACTTAAAGCCGGCCTCTTATAACCCTCGAAAGAAATTAAAGAAGGGCGATAAGGAGTACGAAAAGATTAAACAGAGTCTACTCAAGTTTGGCTACGTTGACCCCATCATTGTCAATGACGATTTGACGGTCATCGGTGGTCACCAACGCCTAACGGTTCTTAAAGACCTCAAGTATGAAACCGCAAAATGCGTCATTGTCTCTCTTTCCAAGGAAGATGAAAAGGCACTGAATATTGCCCTTAATAAAATCACTGGTCAATGGGATGACCAGCCCCTCGCTGACTTGCTTTTGGACTTGCAAGAGTCTGATTTCAACCTTGATTTGACTGGGTTTGAGCCACCAGAGATTGATGACATTCTGTCCAACATCCATGACAAGGACTTGTCTGAAGACGATTTCGATGTGGATGAGGAGTTGAAGAAACCAACGGTCGCAAGACGTGGTGACATCTGGCAACTCGGAAAACACCGAGTGATTTGTGGTGACTCCACCGAAGCAGAAACCTACGAGCAATTGCTGGGGGATAAGAAAGCCAATCTTATTGTGACGGATCCGCCTTATAACGTGGACGTTGAAGAGACCGCTGGAAAAATCCTCAATGACAATATGTCGGACAGGGACTTCTACCAGTTCCTTTTTGATATGTTCACTCAAGTGGAAAGTCATATGGAAGCCGATGCGTCTATCTATGTTTTCCATGCAGACACGGAAGGTCTGAATTTCCGGAAGGCTTTTAAGGACGCTGGTTTCTATTTAAGTGGGAGTTGCATTTGGAAGAAGAACTCACTGGTTCTCGGACGTAGTCCTTACCAATGGCAACACGAACCCTGTCTCTTTGGTTGGAAACAAAAGGGAAAACACCAGTGGTTCAGCGACCGTAAGCAGACAACTATCTGGGAATACGACCGTCCTAAGTCTAGTAAAGACCACCCAACCATGAAGCCTATTCAGCTTATGGCTTATCCTATTCAAAACTCATCCATGCGAGGAACGCTTGTTTTTGATCCATTTCTTGGTTCAGGGTCAACCCTCATGGCAGCAGACCAGACTGGTCGAGTTTGTTATGGGATTGAGCTTGATGAAAAGTTTGTGGATGTCATTGTCAAACGCTACATGGAGTCAACTAGTAATAGAGATGTGTCGGTACTCCGAAACGGTGAGACTTTGAGCTATGACCAAGCCTTAGAAGTAATGGAGGAACACTCATGACCCTAACCTTTCTTGATTTCTTTGCAGGAGTGGGTGGCTTTCGTCGTGGGTTGGAGTTGGCAGGGATGACCTGTCTTGGCTACTGTGAAAAGGACAAGTTTGCACGAAAGTCCTACGAAGCAATGTATGATACAGAAGGAGAATGGTTTCATGACGACATCACAAGCATTGACCCCACACGACTTCCAAAAGCAGATTTATGGACTGCGGGAAGCCCTTGTCAAAATTTGTCTATCGCAGGAAAGCGAGCAGGCTTATACGGTGAGCGAAGTGGACTCTTTTTTACATTTGTTGACCTCCTCCAGAGCCAAAAAGAAGAAGATAAACCCGAGTGGGTACTCCTTGAAAATGTTAAGGGACTTCTATCAAGTGGCGGAGGACGAGATTATCTCGACTATCTCTCTATCCTGGATCAAGCAGGGTATGACCTCGAATGGCAAGTGTTCAACTCAAAAGATTACGGAGTTCCCCAAAACCGAGAACGCATCTATACTCTCGGACATCTTAGAAGCCGGGGTCGACGACAAGTATTACCTCTCAGCGGAGAAAGCGGTAGCCATCTTAAGCAACTTATAGGTGGTATGCAGAGCTACCGAGTCTACGACCCTAGTGGCATTGCCACAACCCTTGTTGGTGAGGGTGGAGGACTGGGAGCTAAGACAGGTCTTTATCTGATTGACCAGTCTTTGACTGAACCAAAGCTAACTGATGAAGCACGGTGTATCACCGCTCGCTACACGGCAGGTGCTACAAAGAGAACTGCCATGAACTCTGGTGTCCTTGAAGTCCAACCCATTCTAACACCAGACAGGGTAATAAAACGGCAAAATGGCAGACGGCTTAAGGAACAGGATGAGCCGATGTTTACTCTTACCTCTCAAGACCGACATGGTGTTCTTGAGGGTATCAAGGTCAGAAATGGCACAAAGCAGGGCTACCAAGTGGCAGAGCTTGGAGATTCAGTTGATCTTTCCTATCCAGGCTCACAAACGAGACGAGCTAGGGTTGGGAAAGGCATCGCCCACAATCTATCTTGTGGTGGACGGATGGGAGCTGTGGTTTGGAATGGTCGAGTCGTAAAAATCAGACGCTTGACTCCACGAGAGTGCTTCAGGCTCCAAGGCTTTTCAGATGACTTATTTGACAAAGCTCAGGCTGTCAACTCTGATGCCCAGCTCTACAAACAAGCTGGTAATGGCGTGACGGTAACGGTGGTTTATACTATTGGGAAGGCCATTTTATCTGCTTAGACTAGTAGCTAATCACTGGATATAAGGTGAACCTTACGGTAATATGCTGTTACCAAAAGACAAAGGAAGTCAAAACGATGACAAAAAATGAGTTCAACGAAATTATTGATAGCTGCTTTATTCACCTAACTGTAATGAAACAACATTACACTAAGCCGAGAAATTATTCACTAGATGTGATTGAACAAGGAAATCTTGACCAAATTAATGATTTATTGAATGATATTACAAATGGTATCGAACTTGGTGGGTTTAACGAACTGGAAGCACGCTACATTTACGAAGACACCGAAGTGTTATGGGCCGAGGTATCTCAAACCTTTGTGAGATAAGGAGAAGCAAATGGATGATAAAACCCTTGAACGGTTAAGAAAAACATACCCAACTGGTACTCGAGTTCGTTTAGTGCATATGGACGACCCTTACAGTGTTCCAATAGGTATGCTAGGAACAGTAGAAGATGTGGATGATATTGGATCGCTAATCGTTTCTTGGGACAATGGGCAGAGCTTAAACGTGTTGCATGGTATTGATAGGGTGGTTATTGTAGAACCAAATAGGCATGATTTTATAAGAAGTATTTATTGCTATTTAAGAGCTGGGCACAATGAATTTGTTTTTGATAGTGGTGATATTCCTGTACAGTTAACCCACGAAGAAGTCATCACTCTTATGACTAGTACGCATCCGCAAACTGAAATTGATATCTACATTGATGAATGTAATCATTTTAATCTTAAGCCGACAACTGTCTTGACGAAAGAAGAAATAGAAAAGGCAATACAAGAATAGACAAGGTTTCGCTAAGAAGCCTTTTCTTGTGCCAAAAAGGGGGTGAGACCGTGGCAGTTAGAGGGCGAAAACCAAAGCCTACAAATTTGAAAATACTTGAAGGAAACCCTGGGAAACGACCTCTACCTACTAAAACAGAAAGCCCCACGTTGCCCACAGTGGCTCGAAGACGATGCCAAGAAGGAATGGAAGCGGATGGGCAAAATCCTCGAACAGATAGGGATATTAACGGAGATGGATATGACAGCCTTCGCAGGCTATTGCCAAGCCTATGCCCGTTGGAAGGAAGCCGAAGAGTTTCTCTCTAAACATGGGTCTATCATCAAGACTCCAAATGGTTATCTCCAACAAGTGCCACAGGTATCTATCAGCCAGACCAATCTGAAAATCATGCTTAAGTTCTGTGAGCAGTTTGGTCTGACACCATCAGCTCGTAATCGCTTGGCGACCATGGACGCAGAGGTTGGCACTGGTGATGAGATGGAGGATTTATTAGGAGGTGTTTTATGACCTATCACTACGAACCGAGTCCCTTTATGCTTCCGACTTCTCGTTACGACAAGGCAAAGGCAGATAGAGCAGTGACCTTTATTAATAACCTATCTCATACCAAGGGGAAGTGGGCTGGGAAGAAATTTGATTTGTTGCCGTGGCAGGAACAGATAGTTCGTGACCTCTTTGGAATTGTTAAGGAAGATGGTAACCGTCAGTTTCTGACAGCCTACATCGAGATTCCAAAGAAAAATGGCAAGTCTGAACTCGCCGCAGCTATTGCTCTCTATCTTCTCTACGCTGACAATGAAGCCAGTGCAGAAGTTTATGGGGCGGCTTGTGACCGTAACCAAGCGTCTATCGTCTTTGACGTTGCCAAACAAATGGTTTTGATGAGCCGACCGCTTGAGAAACGCTCAAAGATCATGGGAGCAACCAAGCGGATAGTCAACTATTCAAACGCTGGATTTTACCAAGTCCTCTCCGCTGAGACAGGAACCAAACACGGACTCAACGTGTCAGGACTTGTCTTTGACGAAATCCATGCCCAACCCAACCGCCATCTCTATGATGTCTTGACTAAGGGTTCTGGTGATGCTAGGGAACAACCTCTCTTTTTTATCATCACAACAGCTGGAACTGATAAAAACTCCATCTGTTATGAACTCCACACCAAGGCACTTGATATTCTTAAAGGTCGAAAGAAGGACACGTCCTTTTATCCAGTAGTTTATGGTCTTTCTGATGCAGATGATTGGAATGACGAAGCCAACTGGCTGAAAGCTAATCCATCACTTGGTCATACCATTGGGATTGACCGTGTTCGTGAAGCCTACCAACAGGCTCTTGATAACCCAGCAGAGGAGAATGTCTTTAAGCAACTCCGACTCAACATGTGGACGAGTTCCAGCGTGGCTTGGATACCTGAACATGTTTATGCCAAAGGAAATAGCCCAATCGACTATGAAGCTCTAAAAGGTCGTGACTGTTACGCAGGGCTTGACTTATCAAGCACTTCTGACATCACCGCATTTGTCTTGGTCTTCCCACCACGACATAGCGAGGAGAACTACATTATCTTGCCCTTTTTTTGGTTACCAGAGGACACCTTGGAACTTAGATGTCGTCGTGACCACGTCCTTTATGACGTTTGGGAAAGGCAGGGCTACATCAAGACGACCGAAGGGAATGTTGTTCACTATGGTTTCATCGAAGCCTTTATTGAACAACTCTCTGAAACCTACCACATCAAGGAGATTGCCTATGACCGATGGAATGCGACACAAATGGTGCAGAACCTTGAGGGGATGGGCTTAACCATGGTGCCTTTTGGGCAGGGCTATAAGGATATGAGCCCACCGTCCAAGGAATTTTACAAGCTCATGATGGAAGGGAAAATCCAACACGGTGGTCATCCAGTTCTCAAATGGATGGGACAAAACGTGGTCATGCGACAAGACCCTGCTGGTAACATCAAGCCAGATAAGGAAAAGTCAGTCGAGAAGATTGACGGTATTGTGGCTCTTATCATGGGACTTGACCGTTGTATTCGCCATCAAGGTAATGGAACAAGTGTCTATGATGAGCGGGGGCTATTGAGCTTTTAGTTGAGGCAATACACAAAATGTGATACAATGTCGTTACATAATAAGGAGGATTGCCATGGCTAAAACAGGAACTTTAAATTTACGAGTTGATGATTCAGTAAAAAGTGCAGCAGACGAGATATTGAAACGCTTGGGTATTCCCATGTCAACTGCGATTGATATGTTTTTGAATCAGATTATTTTGACTGGTGGCATCCCATTTGATGTTTCTCTGGCTGAAGCACCTCAACGAGTTAATGTCGATTATATGAGTCAGGAGGAGTTTTACGATAAACTGATCACTAGCTTTGAAGATGCTAAAGGTGGTAAACGTCAGGATGTCAGAGAATTTCTATCTCAATTTAAGGAAAATGCTTAATGAAAGAGTATCAGGTTACCATTTCGGATGATGCTAAAGCAGATTTGCTGAGCATTTATCACTATGTTCGTGACGAACTCTGTGCACCACAGGCAGCGGATAATCTCCTTGAGAAGATATCTCAGGCAATGTTATCCCTATCCATTTTTCCTGAGCGTTGTTCCATCATTGAGGATTTAGTCGGAAAAGGTTACACCTTCAGACAACTGATTGTCAAAAAGTATCGTATTATATATCATGTTCTGGAAGATGAAGTGATTATAGTTGCTGTAGTCTATGGGTCTCGTCATATGGATAATTGGTAAAGTGAGGTTGTGATTTATGGAACTCGTTAAGACGATACAAATAGGTGATGATATCTATCTTCCGATACCTGACCAATTTGGCATTCAAGAGGGTCAGGAGTTTAATCTTTATCAATCAAGTGATGGAACTTTGGTATTAAGTCCACTAGATAGCAAACTATCAGCGGATTACCAAAGTTTAAGTAGTGATGAGCAGGAGACAACAGTTGTTGAGCAGGCAACATTGGATAAGGTTGCGAATTCAGTATTATCACGCCATCTTGATGCCTTTAAAGAATTAGCTGAATGAGAATACTCTGTTTTGTAAGAATATATCGAAAGCACTTCAAAATGAGGTGCTTTTTTCGTACCCAAAAATAAGGAGGGCTTATGGGACTACTTGATTTACTTGGAAGAAAAAGGGCGAGAGACAAGCCTCAAAATAGTTATGAAGGTCAGGATTTCTACTACCTTTTTGGTCGGACAACGAGTGGAGAGAATGTGGATGAGTTTAAGGCCATGCAGACAACGGCAGTTTACGCTTGTGTGCGTATTTTAGCTGAAGCAGTTGCCTCTCTACCAATCCATGTCTATGAGATGACGAGTAGTGGGAAGAAGAAAAAAATCGATCATCCTTTATACTTTCTGCTTCATGATGAACCCAATCCAGAGATGTCCTCTTTTATCTTTCGAGAGACGATTATGAGTCACTTGTTAATATGGGGAAATGCTTATGTGCAGATCATCAGGGATAAGGCTGGACGAGTAATTAGCCTCTATCCGCTCTTACCTGACAAGATGTCTGTCCATCGTGATGATTCAGGAAAACTCTACTACAAATACCAACGACAGACTGAAGAGAATCCTAACTTCAAAGACAAAGGAACAGTTTTATTGAAGCAGGAGGATATCCTTCATGTGCCTGGTCTTGGCTTTGATGGTTTGATTGGTTATTCGCCTATTGCCATGGCTAAAAATGTGATTGGGATGACCCTTGCGACTGAGAACTATGGGGCAGCCTTCTTCAAAAATGGGGCTAACCCAGGTGGTGTCTTAGAGCACCCAGGGATTCTTAAAGATCCTAAAAGAGTCCGTGATTCATGGAATGCCGTTTATAATGGGGTCACAAACGCTCACAAAGTGGCAGTTCTTGAAGAAGGGATGAAGTATACCCAAGTCGGTATTCCACCAGAGGAAGCTCAGTTCCTTCAGACACGGAAGTTTCAGATTAATGAGATTGCACGGCTATACCGCATTCCGCCACATATGGTTGGTGATTTGGAGAAGTCGTCATTTTCAAATATCGAACAACAATCTCTTGAATTTGTGAAATATACCTTAGACCCTTGGGTGGTTCGCTTAGAACAGGCTTTTAAGAGGTCTCTTTTTTTACCCGAAGAAAAGAAACGTTACCTTATCAAGTTTAATGTAGACGGTTTGCTTCGTGGCGATTACCAAAGCCGTATGAATGGCTATGCCATCGCACGGCAAAATGGATGGCTTTCGACTAACGACATCCGTGAGCTGGAAGACTTGAACTTGTTATCTGATGAAGAAGGCGGAAACCTTTACTTGATTAACGGCAACATGACCAAATTAAAAGATGCTGGTGGTTTCATGAAGCAACCGACAGAAACGGAACCAGCTGAAGACCCACCAGAGGAGGAAGAAGATGCGTAAATTTTGGAATTTTACTGACGAAGGAGAAGTTCGCACCCTTCGGATTGAAGGACAGATTGCGGACGAGACTTGGTTTGGGGATGAAGTCACCCCGCAGCTCTTTAAGAATGACTTGACTTCAGAAACAGGCGACATCACCCTCTGGATCAATAGTCCAGGGGGTGATGTGTTTGCGGCTGCTCAAATCTATAACATGCTTATGGATTATCAGGGCGATGTCCATGTCATCATTGATGGTCTAGCTGCGAGTGCTGCCAGTGTCATCGCCATGGCAGGGACAACAGTTTCCATGAGTCCAGTTGCCATGATGATGATTCATAACCCATGGACATTTGCACAAGGTGAAGCTAAAGATATGGCCAAGGTCATTGAGATGCTTGGTGAAATCAAGGAGTCCATTATCAATGCCTATGAGCTTAGAACTGGACTTTCCAGAACTAAGATTTCTCATCTTATGGATTCGGAATCTTGGTTCAATGCCAAGAAAGCCGTGGAGCTTGGTTTTGCGGATAAGGTGCTCTTTGAGAAAGAGGAGACACCTGAGCAGGATTATCAAAATAGCTATACCTTTAGTAGAGTGACTGCTGCTCATGATTTGGTGGTGAAACTGCAAGCGAGCCTTCAACCGCCTAAACCACAGAAAACGATCCCTTTCAATCAGTTGGAAAAACGATTGAACCTATTGAAATAAAAGGAGAATACCTATGTCTAAACTACTTGAATTGAAAGAAAAACGTAACGCTGCTTGGGCTCAAGCGAAAGCCTTTCTGGATACTGTTCGCTCTGAAGACGGCTTGGTATCGGATGAAGATTCCAAACGCTATGAGGAAATGGAAGCTAAAATCGAGCTCTACAATAAAGAAATTGCTCGCTTGGAGCGCCAAGAAAAGATTGACCTTGAACTGGCGCAACCTACCTCACAAGCGCTAACGACGCAGCCAACAGTCATTGTCGATAACCAAAAAGAAGATGAAAAGAAAGGTGTGGCATCAGACATCTACACCCAGACTTTCTGGACCAGTGTCCGTAAGCGTAACTTCTATGACGTGAAGGATGTTCTTCGTGTCGGTGAAGACACAGAAGGCGGACACCTTGTTCCTGATGAATACGAGAAGAAATTGGTACAAGAGCTTCAGGAAGAAAACTTTTTCCGTAGCCTGGCAACTGTTATCAAAACCTCTAGTGGTGAGCGTAAGATTCCAGTTGTTACGGGTCACGGGTCTGCCTCTTGGATGGACGAGAATGGGCTCTATCCAGAGACGGATGAGACTTTTGGTCAAGTGACTCTTGATTCGCATAAGATTGGGACAGCAATTCGTATCTCTGAAGAATTGCTCAATGATTCTGTCTTTGACCTTGAATCTTACATGACTTCTGAGTTTGCACGCCGCATCGGTACAGAAGAAGAAAAATCATTCTTGGTGGGTGATGGTTCTAAAAAACCAACAGGTATCTTTACGCAAGCAGACGTTGAAGGACCAACGACCGCAACCAAAGATGTCACCTTTGATGACATGATTGAGCTTTACCACTCACTTCCTGCTCCTTATCGTAAGAATGCGGTCTGGATTCTCCATGACACTACAGTAAAAGCTATCCGCAAGCTTAAGGACAATAATGGCAATTACATCTGGCAACCGTCTACACAAGCTGGTCAACCTGATCTGATTCTTAACCGTCCTTACTACACGTCAACTTTTGCGCCACTTCCAGAAGCAGGAAACAAAGCTATTGCTTTTGGTGATTTCTCTTACTACTGGATTGCGGACCGTCAAGGGCGTACCTTCAAACGTCTCAATGAGCTTTACGCTAACAATGGTCAGATTGGTTTTCTTGCCAGCCAGCGTGTGGATGGGAAACTCGTTCTACCAGAAGCGGTGAAGACTTTGACCATCAAAGGTAAAACGGCATGATGACGTTAGAAGAAGTTAAGCTCTATCTGAAAGTGGAAAATGGCGAGGAGGACTATCTAATCGAGCAGTTGATGGCAACAAGTCGCCAAATCTGTGAAGATATTCTTCGTGAGAGCTCCACTTCAGAAGTTCTAAAGACGGCAATCCTCTATGGGGTTGCCTATCTTTATGAACACCGTGAAGAAGCCAATCACAAAGAGTTAAAGGAAACTCTCTACCATTTGCTTTTAGCTGACAGGAAGGATGTGTTCTGATGAAGATTGCGCCTCTAAGAGAACAGCTGGTCTTTCAAGAAAAGCGACTCAAGCAGGACGATATCGGGAACGAGTCAGCCATTTGGGATGACCTTTTTATGCGTTGGTGTTCTTGTCGTCCTCTGGCTTTAACTGAAAGTGATGGGAGTGCGACAAAACTGATTCACAACAAGGTGCAGTTTACCCTACGCTACGATAAGGCTGTTCTTGCTCTTAATTCTTTAACGACTCGGATTTACTTTCGTGACCAGTATTACGCTATCGAGTCCATTGATGGCGATACTGTGGCTCGAAGCTTGATTTATATCGTTGCGACCAAGGAGGAGCTTTATGACTAAGATTGGACTTGATGATTTAGCTTCTGTCATCGAAAAGGATCTGACGACTTATGCCAAAGACACTACGGACACCATGCGTGAGGTGGTTGAGGAAGTCACAGACGATGCCGTTGACACCTTAAAGGTTACTTCCCCAAAGCGACGTGGGAAATATGCTAAAGGGTGGACGAGTAAGGCAACGACTGACACCAATACGGCTCTGACCAAAGCCATTCACAACCGAACGCCAGGACTGACGCACCTCCTTGAAGATGGGCATGCTAAACAAAATGGTGGCCGGGTTGAAGGACGAAAGCACATCTCACCTGTCGAAAAAAAGGCAATTCAGTCTTTTGAAGACAAATTGCGACAGAAACTGTGAGGTGGCTTATGAGATTTGAAGAGCTTTTTCCTGTTCTAAAAAAGACCAAACTCCCAGTAGCCTATCACCATTTTGAGGAAGGGCACAGTCCAAGTCCGCCTTTTATGGTTTATCTAGTTACGGATTCAGACAATCTTGGGGCAGACAACTGGGCTTATCACAAAGCTATCAACGTACAGATTGAGCTTTACACGACTAAGAAAGATTTAGCAACAGAAAAAACGGTGGAATCAGTCCTTGATGCCCACCGTCTTTATTTTGACAAGGTAGAGACTTACATCACTAATGAGAAACTCTACCAAACCATTTATTCCATCACACTATTAGGAGGATAACTATGGCAGAAAAAAACAAGGTCACCTTTGGCCTACAAGACGTCCACTGGGCAGAAGTCACTAATGAGGGAGCTGACGGAGCTTTAACCTATGGCAAGGTCGAACGTCTTCGTGGTGCAGCTGAACTAACCCTTGAACCCACCGGAGACAAGGGTTCTTATAAGGCAGATAACATCAACTTTTACACGACTGAATCTAATGACGGTTACGAGGGAACGCTTAAGGTAGCTCTCTTATATCAGGAGTTTCTGACTCGTGTTTTGGGCGAGCAACTTGATGCGACGACCAATACCATTTCAGAAATTGCGAATAGCGAGAAGAAAAACTTCGCCCTCATGTTCCGATTTGAAGGGGACAAGAAAGAGACGCTTCATGTGCTTTATTACTGTTATGCGTCACGGCCTACCGTTGGGTCTAAAACCAAATCAGGTTCTGATATCAATGAGGTAGAGTTGACCTTTACGGCAAGCCCACGACCACTTGATAAGGTGGTGAGACGCAGAACAACGGAAGAAACCAGTGATGAGATTCGTGAGAACTGGTTTAAGTCGGTCTTTGAACCAGCTGCTTAAAGGAGGAGAACATGCGACAAAATATCACGATTAGTGGAAAAACATATCCCCTGGCCACTAACGCCTATACACCGATTGCTTATAAAGAGCAATTCGGAAAAGATTATTTCCACGACCTCTTTAACATGTTGAGTGCGGAATCCATCATGGCTCAGCTTGAGCAATTGGAAGAAGGGGAAGAGTTAAAGGCTAGTCAGATTGACTTGTCTATTTTATCTGACTTCGACATGACCTTTTTCCACCGTCTCTTTTGGGTCTTTGCCAAGTCAGCCAATCCTCGAATCAAGCCCTTCGAGGATTTCTTTATGTCGATGGAGGAATTCCCTCTTCAGGAAGTTGGCCCCGTCTTAATGTCCATGCTTAACCAAGGGATGACAACCAGAAAAAAGCAGAAACTTCCGAAACAGCGAGCGAGGAAGTCTTCACGGTAGAAAGCTACCTCTCTTGTTGTAAGGAGACTGGCCTTTCCATTGACGATTTAAAGCATATCTCAATTGGCATGGCACTTGACTATCAGACGGATTATGTGGAGCTAAGAAGTCGAGATGAGACTGGAGTTCGCAGAGCAACCCAAGCAGACTTTGACAATTTTTGATAGGAACTGAACACGGGCTAAAAGCTGTGTAAAAAAGAGAGATGGACTTTAGTGCAAGCACCATTCTTCCATCTCCTATTTTTACTTTGCTTTTGACGCCCTTAGTATCTTGATGGAGGGAGGAGTGACGATGGCAGGAAACATTAAGGGGATTACTATTGAGATTGGTGGCGATACCCAGCCCTTACAAACTGCCTTAAAGGGTGTGAATAAACAGGCTTCTGAAGCCACCAAAGAACTGCGTCAGATTGACAAGGCACTCAAGTTTGACACTGGCAATGTCACTCTTTTGACCCAGAAGCAGGAAGTCTTAGCCAAACAAGTTGAGACGACTAAAGAGAAACTCGCCACGCTTCGTCAAGCTCAAGCCCAAGTCGAGGCTCAGTTCAAGGCCGGTAACATCGGTGCAGACCAATACCGTGCCTTCCAACGTGAGGTGGAGAGTACTCAAACAGTCTTAAAGGGCTATGAATCAAAGCTAGAAAGTGTTAACAGAGCTCTCTCAGAAAACGGAGCGCAGGTTGAAACCAATCAGTCCAAACTTAATCGTCTCCAAAATGAGCAGGCACAGTTGGTGTCAGAAAGTGAAAAACTCCAAAGTTCCTTTAAGCTACAAGAATCAGCATTAGCAACTACTGCAAGTGAGGCTGATAAGTTAGCACTTGCCCAACAAAAGGTTGCTTCTCATTCAGAAATCCTTGAGAAACAGATACATAATCTAGAACAGCAGCTCTCTTTGACAAAGAGCGAATATGGTGAGAATTCGGTTGAAGCTAACAAGCTTGAGAAAACTCTTAATGAGACTAAGACGGCTTACAACAATCTCCAAAATGAGATGGAGGAGTTGGCATCTAGCTCTGCGAGTTCCAAGGCTTCTTTAGAAGAGACAAATAGCCTCTTAAAGGCTGACCTTCTCATGGAGTTTGGCGACCAACTGGGAGAGTTATCACAGAAGTTGATTGACTTCGGTCAACAATCGCTTGACGCATTTCTTGAAGTTGATGAGGGCATGGATATCATCGTTACCAAGACTGGGGCAACTGGTTCTGCCCTTGAAGAGATGACAGACATCGCCAAAACCCTAGCCACTGAACTGCCAACAGATTTTAACACGGCAGGAAGTGCCGTAGGGGAGTTGAATACGCAATTTGGATTAACAGGAGATGCTCTTAAATCTGCAGCAACACAACTCATTCAGTTTTCTGAAATCAATGGGAGTGATGTGACCAGCTCTGCCATTTCAGCCAAACAAGCGATTGAGGCCTATGGACTTGAAGCGACTGATTTATCAAGTGTCTTAGACACGGTTACTTATACCAGTCAGTCAACTGGTGTCGGTGTCCAAGAGTTGATGGACAAGGCAGTAGCTGGATCACCACAAATTAAAGCCCTTGGCCTTTCCTTTGATGAGGGAATCACCTTGATGGGACAATTTGAAAAAGCAGGGGTTGATTCTTCTGCAGCACTTTCGTCACTCTCAAAGGCATCTGTTAAGTATGCGGGTGATGGGTTAACGCTTCAAGAAGGACTTGCTGGAACCATTGAACAAATTAAAACCTCAACGAGTGAAACAGAGGCTCTTTCTCTAGCCTCAGAAATCTTTGGTAGTAAAGCAGCTCCTCGTATGGTTGATGCCATCAAGCGTGGGGCCTTATCTTTTGAAGATTTAGCAGGAACAGCCGATAAGGCAGCTGGGATTGTCACTCAGACCTATGAGGGGACGCTTGATCCCGTTGATAAGTTTACAACTGCTCAAAACACAGCGAAGTTAGCGATGGCTGAGATGGGAGACGCTATTGCCGCAACCCTAGCACCTATCTTAGAGGTGATCGCCAGTTTGCTTCAAGCTGTTGCCACTTGGTTTTCTGGGCTATCAGAGCCAGTCAAGCAGTTTATTGTCATTGTCGGAAGTTTGGTCGCAGCCCTTGGCTTAGTCCTCCCGATTTTCATTGCCCTGCAAGCAGCCGCGATGGCTATGGGAACCACCATCATGGGGATGATAACTGCAGCAGCTCCAATCGTAGGGATTATTCTTGGTGTCATTGCCGTTGTTGCCTTACTGGTTGTTGGGATTCAACAACTCTGGCAACATCACGAAGGGTTTAGAACAGCTGTGACAGAAATCTGGAACGCCATCTATGCCTTTTTAACTGTCATTATCCAACAGATATCAAGCTTTGTCATGTCGATATGGGGAACCTTGATTACTTGGTGGACAGAGAACCAACAGCTAATTCTTAATGCCACAAATACTGTCTGGACAGCTATTTCAACAGTCATTCAAACCATCATGACCATTCTTGCACCTTACCTTCAAGCCAGTTGGGAGAATATCAAACTGATTATCACGACAGCTTGGGATATCATCAAAGTGGTCGTTGAAACAGCCATCAATGTTGTCTTAGGTATTATCAAGGCAGTTATGCAGATTATCACAGGTGATTGGTCAGGTGCTTGGGAAACTATCAAGCAGGTCGTCTCTACGGTTTGGGAAGTCATCAAGTCTCTGATTTCGATTGTTCTAAGTGCCATTGCGCAGTTCATTTCCAATTCCTGGAATGGCATCAAAGGCACCATGACAAACTTACTCAATAGTATCAAGGGTGTCGTTAGTAATGTCTGGAATGGCATCAAATCAACGATTAGTTCCATTCTATCGAGTATTGGTTCAACGGTATCTTCTATCTGGAATGGGATGAAAGCAACCATCTCAGGTGTCCTAAGTGGTATTTCAAGCACAGTGTCTTTTGTTTGGAATGGAGTCAAATCTACCATTACAAACGCTATCAATGGGGCAAAAAATGCGGTCTCTTCAGCCATCAATGCCATTAAGAATCTCTTTAACTTCAAGATTAAGTGGCCGCATATTCCTCTTCCGCACTTTAGTGTGTCAGGTTCTGCGAATCCCCTTGATTGGTTGAAGGGTGGCTTGCCTAAGATTTCTATTCAGTGGTACGCCAAGGGTGGGATTCTCACCAAGCCAACGGCATTTGGTATGACAGGCAATAGCCTGATGGTTGGAGGAGAAGCAGGACGTGAAGCTGTCTTGCCCCTTAACAACCAGACTCTAGGCAGTATTGGTAGCAGCATCGCAGCTACCATGCCTAACAAGGGAACAACCATAACAGTCAATATCACAGATGTTGTGATTCGTGAAGAAGCGGATATGAAAAAACTAGCCGATTACGTGGCTGGTCGATTAGCTGCTGAAATGGCACGACAAGCCTTACTGAGAGGAGGAAGGGTGTGATTAAGCATAATGAATTGGTATTGAATAGAAAAGGCACCTCGTCTTTTCCTTTTAAAGTTCTTGTGGAAGATAGACCGAGCATTCAAGTACCACGGTCTAAAACGCAACTCTTAGACCATCGTGGATTGAGTGGGGCAATTGTTCAAACCAATAAGCACCGTGAAGTGATTGAGAAGTCTTACCGCTTGTATCTGATTGGTGCGAGTGAGAAAGAGGTAAATGAGTTTTCGGCCTTTTTGATGCAGGAAGGGTTTTGGCTAGAAAGTGAACGTCTTAAGCTCACCAGACTCTGGTGTTACCGTACGGATAGTTTTGACATCAAGCAGGATGACCATGATGTGTTTGTGATTGATGTGACCTTTATCTGTCACCCAACTCGCTTTTTTAAGAACGTGGATAGGCAAGTTTTGACCACTAATGGCGTACTGAAAACGCAAGGTTCTGCCCTTGCTTTTCCTACCATTACTATCACTGGTCAATCGGTGTCAGAAACTTCCTTTACAGTTGGTGACCAAGTGATTCGCATTGAGAAATTTACAGAGCCTCTCGTAATGGTTAATCACCCAGAACGCCCTAGTTTTAAGACCCTATCAGGGAAAGCTGTTAAGTGGTCTGGCGATTTCATCACGATTGATGCCAGTCATCCTACTCAGTCTGTCGGAGTTATTTTAGGTAGTGGCATCTTATCGCTTACCTTTGAGACGAATTGGGGGTGGGTGTGATGTTATACCTTCTTGATGGTCAAACAAAGACACCGAAATGGAATGGTCAGCCATTATTTGAAACGGTGAGTGCATCGGTAGAAGAGGTGCTGAATGGCACCTTTCAGCTACGCTTAACTTATCCGATTACAGATTCAGGTGTTCATGAAACCCTTAGAGCAGATGAGTTGATTTTGTGTCCAACTCCAGATTTGGGAAAGCAGCTCTTTCGTATTAAGCAGGTAAAGATTCAGGACGATACGGTAGAGCTTGAGTGTTATCACATTTCTGATGATGTGATGAAACGCCAAGTTAAGCCTTTTTCTGCGATTAATACGACTTGTCAATCTGCTCTTATGAGAATGGTTGAGGCTTGTCCATCTGATTTGGGACTTTTCAGCTTTGATAGTGATGTGACGGAGCGTCATACCTATGTGTCTGATGAAGACCTGACACTTTACCAAGCTCTGATGGATGGGAAACATTCCCTCCTTGGGATGTGGGAAGGTGAGTTCGTTCGTGATAACTTTCAGCTGATGGTTAAGAAGCACCGTGGCAACGATAAGGGTGTTATTTTAACGAGTCATCACAATCTGAAAGCTTTTGAGGATAAGGGTGATTCTGATAAGGTCATTACGCGCATCTATGCGACCTCAACCTTTCAAGCCGAAGGTAGTGATGAAGATACGGTTCTTTCAGTCGTTGTGGAAAGCCCCCTCATTAACCAATACCCTTATATCCATGAAGCACGGTATGAAAATAACACGCTTCAGACGGAGGAAGAATTGCGCCAATGGGCGATGGCTAAGTTCACGCATGAGCACATCGATAACATCTCCAGACAAATAACCGTTGAAGCTTATCAGTTAGACGGTCAGGAAGTTCATCTGGGAGATACGGTTACTCTTAAAAGTCAAAAGCACAAGGTAGATGTTAAGAAAAAGGCAGTCGGTTATACCTTTGACGCTCTTGAAGAAGTGTATCTTTCAGTAACCTTTGATGATGAGGTTACCTTTACAAACTCTGGGTCATCTGGGGTCAATTCGCTAACTAGTGCGGCTAAGACTATTCTTGATGTTAATCAATCGGTTACAGAACATCGTGCGTCTAAGGAGCGAGCTAACTTTAACAAGGTCTTTGACAGGCAATTTGAGCGTCTTCAGACCGAAGTTGAAGATGGTATCGCTATTGCCAAAGCAGAAGGCGAGCGTTCTGGGAAGAAAGCTGCGCTTGATTATCTGGCAACGAATGGCCTTGAAGCACGGGTCGCAGCCTTTCAAAAAGCGACGATTGATGAGTTAACCGTCTCTAGTTCAGCATGGATGACAAGGCTTGTCTCTCAACAAATTCTATCAGAGTATGTGAAGAGTTTAGAGGTGGAAGCTGATAAGGTGGTTATCCCAGGTCAACATACCCCAGTCTTTAGTTTGGATAGGGATGGGAATCTTTCCATTGATACACCACTCTTAAAGGTGAGAGGGGAAAGTCTAGCGACACAAGCTGATCTTAAAACTATCTCTTTAACTCCTGGACCAAAGGGTGATGCTGGAGCAGATGGGGTGGGCATTCAGTCAAGGGAACAGTATTACTTAGTCTCTGCACAAAAGACAGGTCTAACGGCAACAAGCGCTAGTTGGACTAAAACGATTCCAACTTTAACCTCGACCCTTAAGTATTTGTGGAATTATGAAAAAACGACTTTCACCAATGGCTCAACGACAGTCACAACGCCTGTTATTATCGGAGTTTATGGGGACAAAGGTGTGGATGGAAAGGCTGGTAAGGACGGAAAGACCCTCTACACTTGGCGGATGTACGCAGATAATGACAAGGGAGATGGGATTTCTGCCGTCTCAACTGGCAAACGCTACCTCGGACTAGCCGTCAATAAGGAGAGCGCAACACCTTCAACCAATCCTAGTGACTATACCTGGTCATCCTTTTTTGAAGGAACTGAACTCGGTGGGCGCAATTACATTGACGATTATGCCATGAAGGCTGCGACTTTTTCATCAATAACCTCTGAGTGGAAGAAGGAGGTGGTTGAGGATACAAGTTCTGTTAGTGGCGTGACTGTTAAGATGACCTGTACCAAAGCAGGTACAGGTGGTTTTCATCGTAACTTCTATGATTTACGAAGTCGAATTGGTGCTAACATGACGTTTAGTATTGACCTTAAGGCGAGTAAGACGGTTAGTCTCACCATCGGAAATGAACTGGGTGGGACTAAGGTTGTTCAAGTTAGTTCTAGCTGGCAGCGGTATTCGGTGTCTTGGAAGGTTACTAGTGCCCAGAATCATTCCTATGTCTTTTACCTGAAGTCAGGAACATGGGCGGTGGGAGATGTGGTTTACCTTCGAAATGTTCAACTAGAGGATGGAAACGTTGCTTCAGCTCCAGGACCATCTTTGAATGATCTTATCGCCCAGATTGATGCCAAGGCAGATAATGGCTTTATGAAGCAGCAATTAGACCTTCTAACTGAAAAAACAGAATCTCTCCGAGTGGATCTTGAAGCAAGAGCGTTGGCAAAAGAAGTGGCCGATTGGCTCAAGTCTTATAAAGAATTTGAGAAAAATAATGAAGCCGTCCTTGCGCAATTTAATCAAGACTTTATTGATAATACAGCTCGTATCGCAGCGATTGAAGCCGATCTTAAAGCCAACAGTCTCTTGCTTAACTTTGTCAATACCTATCTGAGAGCTGGTGACAATGGGGTGATTATCGGTAAAAAGGATAACTCTGAGTATATCGAATTAACCCCACAAGGGATGATGATTAAGTCAGCTGGTAATGCCGTCATGACAGTGACAGTTGGTGTCATTAAAATCCATCACGGGGTCTTTGTGGAGACCTTACAGGTTGGTTATTATCGACTAGAAGCCGCAAGACATAATGCCAAGCATCTGGTTTGTCGTTTTATTGATGCCAAGTAGAAAGGAGACCTTATGGCAGATTACGGTTCAAATAATGACAGGGGTTATACCCTACTTTTGCGAGTGGAAGAAACAGGCACTTCGACCGCTGACAATACATCTACTGTCCGAGTTCAACTCTGGCTAAAGAATGGTTACACCACCTTTGGGATGTATGACTGTAGGGCGAGTGTGTCCATCAATGGCCAGACGCTTTCTTGGTCAGGGCGACCAGATATGTATACGGCTCATAGTTCTCTCCACTTGATTGATAAGACCATCACGGTGCCGCATGATTCCAATGGGTCAAAAACCATCAGTTTTTCAGCGACCTTTTCAGGCTCTGGGGGTTGGTCGCCTGGCACCTTAAATACGGGGTCACAAACGCTACGCTTAAGTGATATCCCACGGTCATCCAGTGCCACGGTGTCAGGGAATCTGATGGGACAAGACGTAACCATTACGATTAAACGTGCCAGTAGTGATTTTACCCATAACATGACCTGGCATTTTGGGAGTCTAAGTGGCACGATTGGAACAGGCATTGCGACCTCTGCAACATGGACGCCTTCGATTTCTCAATTAGCAACTCAAATTCCAAATAGCACCTCAGGTAATGGGCATTTAACGCTAGCCACTATCTACGGTGGTAAGACAATAGGTTCTATGACAATTCCCATTACCCTCAACTTACCGACGTCTGTTGTTCCAACCTTGGGCAGTATTTCTGTTTCAGAATCCCATGCCACTGCAAAAACGATTTTAACTGGCACCAGTTTTGCCCAGTTGGTGTCCAATCCTAAAGTGACCTTCAATCAAGGAGCGGGTATTTACGGATCGACGATTCCTTCGACGGGTTTTCGCGCAGAGGTCTTTAAGTTTGAGAACAATCAGTGGGTTCAACTTCAAAATGTCACTAGTAGTAATAACGGACTATTGGGTGGAATAAACTGGATTGGTCGAGCTAAGGTATCTGCCTATGTGACCGATTCGAGAGGGCGACAAAGTGCTCGAAAAGAAGTAGAGATAACCTTATTAGAGTATTTCAAGCCTATCTTTTCATTCTCAGCGGTTCGAGCTGGTTCTAGTATGAATCAGGTGACGGTCACACGAAAGCTTAAGATTGCCCCTTTAACCATCAATAGTGTCCAAAAGAACAAGGCGGCCTTGACATGGGAAGTAGTCGATTTAGCAAGCGGTCAGAAGGTCACAAACGCTGGTGGTGCCGCCAACTGGACGTCAACTACGGAACACACAAAGACCGATTTCCAAGCTATTTTAGGTGGCACCTATGATACCACCAAATCCTACACCATTATTGGAAGGCTAGAAGATCTCTTTTATGCCACAATCTTTGAATTTACCATTGGTCCAGAAAAAGTTGTCTACGGCTTAAGTCCATCTGGTATGGGGATAGGGAAAGCCTGGACAAGAGGCGTGCTCGATGTGGATGGGAGCTTACCTGCTTATTTTGATGGGGACATTTATATGAAGAATAAGAAACTTCTTGATATTTTCTATCCAGTGGGTGTTATTTACGAGTCAACTTCAAGCTCTAATCCCTCAACATTTATGGGAGGCACTTGGGAGCGGTTTGGCAACGGTCGGGTCTTGGTTGGTGTGTCTGAGAATGAAAGTGAGTTTAATAGCGTCAATCAGTCAGGTGGTAGTAAGACACATACCTTGACCATTGATGAGATGCCGTCTCACTCACACGCTCAGTATGTGACGGCTAACAATGGTTCAGGAGCTGTTCGTCGTGACTACTCTTCAGATGGCAGCTCTACGATTTATCCGCAAGGAAATAACACAGGAAATACTGGTGGCGGTAAGCCACACAATAACTTACAACCTTACGTCACGGTTTACCGTTGGCGTAGGGCAGCATAAGAAAGGAAAGTGTCATTATGAAAGAATTACTGGCAACAAATAAAGTCCTCTTCTCAGCGATTGGAGGACTTATCGGATCAATCTTTGGAGAAGTCGATGGCTTTCTCTTTGCATTGATGGTTTTTATTTCCATCGATTACATCACAGGTCTCATGGCAGCAGCCGTTGAGAAGAAATTAGCTAGCAATATTGGGTTTAAGGGCATCTTCAAAAAAATTGTCCTTTTATTTTTGGTAGCAGTAGGACAAATCATTGATGAGCATGTCTTGAAACAAGGGGGCATGGTTCGTACTGCCATCATCTTTTACTATCTCTCAAATGAAGGCTTGTCCATCATTGAGAATGCGGCTAGGATTGGACTACCAGTTCCTGAGAAGTTGAAAGATGTGCTGAAACAATTGAAACAAGGAGATTAGGATGACTTTTTTATCAAAGATTAAAGACGGTTGTTTAGCATCTTGGGAGCACGGTATTCTTCCTTCCGTGTCAGCAGCACAAGCTATCTTAGAGAGTGGTTGGGGAGAGTCTTTGTTAGCACAATACCCTAATCATAATCTCTTTGGAATCAAAGCTAGTTCTGATTGGAAGGGAAAACGTGTTGACCTTCCAACTCAAGAATACATTGATGGGAAATTCGTCACGGTTGAGGCTACCTTTAGAAAGTATGACTCATGGGAGGAATCCATTAAAGATCATGCGTTGTTCTTTTCAGAAACAGCATGGCGACGTAGCCATTACCAAAACGTGCTCGGTGAAGAAGACTATAAAAAAACCTGTCTCGCTTTACAAGCGTCAGGTTATGCGACAGATCCTAACTATGGGTCAAAATTGATTACACTTATTGAAGCACATCATCTCAACACTTGGGATGACCGTATTTTAAACAAAAAAGGAGAAACGACTATGAGTAAACATTTAGTTATCTGCGGACATGGACAAGGACAAACAGGTTATGATCCTGGAGCAACGAATCCTAGTTTAGGTATTACTGAAGCAGGAAAGGTTCGTGAGTTTGCGAATCTGATGAAGAAGTATTCTGGGAATCGGATTGATTACATCACTGACCATAATGTCTATGACTACCGCAGTATTGGTAGTTTGGGAAATGGCTATGAGTCGATTACGGAACTTCATTTCAACGCTTTTAATGGACAAGCGAGAGGAAGTGAAATTCTGATTTATTCAGGCTACACAGCTGATAGTTTAGACCAAAAACTGCTAGCTATTCTAGCCAAGCGTTTTACGAATCGTGGTTTTAAACAAGTGAACTGGCTCTACAATGCCAATGTATCAGCAAGTCGAGGATACAATTATCGATTGGTGGAGATTGCCTTCATCGATAATAATAGTGATGTGGGCATCTATGAAGCCAATAAAGACAGTATGGCTCGTGAATTTGTACAAGCCATCACTGGGCAAGCTCAAGTAATTTCACCCAGTCCCAATACTCCTCAATCAAGGGTTACTTCCTATCATGTTGGTGACCCTGTTACTGTTCAACAACATGCGACGCATTACCAGACAGGTCAAGCGATTTCGTCATGGGTTAAAGGCAAAACTTTCAAGGTTATTCGTGTGAAGGATGTTAATCAATCCAATAGTAAGAAAGCCTACCTGCTTGAGGGAATTAACTCATGGGTCTTGGAACAAGATGTCAAAGGCACAACGAACGGACATAGTGAACAGACTTATACGGTTCAAAAGGGTGATACCCTTTATGGTATTGCACGGAAGTTTAAGACCAGTGTCAGTGAATTGGTGCGACTTAACAGCATCATCAATCCAAGTCTGATCTCAGTTGGACAGAAGTTGAAACTAAAATAAGCTACACAATAGGCAGCTTTAATGGTATACTATTAAGTGTAGAAAAGTGAAGACGGTGGTTCCTAAATCCTGAAAGAGAGAGGTGATGCCTATGGGCAATTCATCAAAATCTGATGGAAAGGAGGGAGCTTTCTTTTGACCGCTTTTGAAGTCGTGCAAATCATCATTGGTTTTGGTAGTTTTACCGTTGCTTTGATTGGCTTGTGCTATAAAATCTTCAAAGATGACGACAAAAAGAAATAACCCGTCCCCACTTTTGACCGAGTAGGACGAGTTATATCGAAATATTGGGTCACCGTCTTTTTAACGGTTCTACATTGGAGTTGAGTTGGTAGCTCAACTCCTTTTTCTACGTTCATTATAACACACTGGCAGTACTTTTCAAGTCAGAACATAATAAAGAGTTGGCAGATGACTTCTTGAAAATTAGCTTGTGCTATAAAATCTTCAAAGATGACGACAAAAAGAAATAACCCGTCCCCACTTTTGACCGAGTTGTTGGACGAGTTATAGTCTAATTAAACGAGTCACCGTCTTTTTAACGGTCCTACATTGGGGGTTGGATTGCCGTCCAGCTCCTTTTTATAAGTTCATTATAACATACTTGTATCTCAGCGTGTTGAAATAGCCACGCTTTTTCTTTTTGCTTTTTTCAAAAACTGCGGAAAATTTGTTTCCAAATTTACTTAGTAATATGGAGGGAGTAGGTTTGCGAAAAGCTTGACTTATCTTCCCTTTAGAGTGATATATGGTGTACAAAAGTTATAGGAAGGAGCCTGAATGGCAGTAAGGTTAATTAAGACAAAAAGTAATCGTAAAAAACAACGTGTCTGTGCTTATACTAGGGTGTCAACAACAAATAGTAGTCAGCTTGATTCCCTTGAAAACCAGAAGGCTTATTTTGAAACATTCTATGTCAATCGGGAGGACGTCGATTTTCTCGGAGTCTATTACGATAAGGGGATTTCTGGGTCTAAGGAGAAACGACCGAGTTTTCAAGCTATGCTTGAAGCTTGTAGGCAAGGTCAGATTGATTTGATACATACCAAGTCCATTTCACGGTTTGCGAGGAATACCATGACGGTACTTGAAGTCAGTCGTGAGTTGAAAGCCCTAGGTGTTGGTATCTATTTTGAAGAGCAGAACATCAATACCTTATCCAATGAAGGAGAGGGCATGCTTTCAGTTCTTGCCAGTTTGGCAGAGGAAGAGTTGCAAAGCATGAGTGACAACCAGCGGTGGGCCTTTCAGAGAAAGTTTCAACGTGGGGAGATGGTCATCAACACCAAGCGATTCATGGGTTATGATGTGGATGATAAAGGAGAGTTGGTCATCAATGAAGCAGAAGCACAGATTGTGAGACGGATTTTCCAACTTTATCTTGATGGTATGGGGATGCATCGAATAGCTAAACTTTTAAATCAAGAGAATGTGCCTACGGTGACAGATGCTAAATGGCATGATACAACTGTTCGAAATATCCTAAAGAATGAAAAGTACAAAGGAACTGTCCTTCTTCAAAAATATTTTCATGTTGGTATCAATGGGCCTAAGAGATTAAACCAAGGTCAGGTAGAGCAATATTTGATTGAAGATAACCATGAGCCAATTGTTTCAAAAGAAGTCTGGCAGGCTGTCCAAGATAAGCTTGCAAGCAAAACTTGGAAACAGGGAGTCAATAAGCACTATCGATTTACGAGTATGCTTAAATGCGAGTATTGTGGGTCAACCCTCAAACGCCAGGTTACCTACAAGAAACAAATAGTTTGGTGTTGTTCCAAGTATATTAAAGAAGGTAAGGCTTCCTGCCGAGGCATGCGCGTGCCTGAGAAAGCTATTGAAGAGTGGAAACTTAGGACACCTGTAACAGTGATAGAAAGGAACGAATATGGGCAAAAACATTACAGTTATTCCAGCCAAGAAAGTGCAGCTGACGGTCACCCATCAGCAAGCAACCAAAATAAGAGTGGCAGCCTATTGTCGGGTGTCCACCGACCAAGACGAACAGCTATCAAGCTATGAGAACCAAGTATCTTACTATCGTGATTACATCTTAAAACATGAAGATTATGAGCTTGTGGACATCTATGCGGACGAAGGCATTTCTGCAACCAATACCAAAAAACGAGAAGCCTTTAACCGACTGATACAGGATTGTAGAGCAGGTAAGGTGGATAGGATTTTAGTTAAGTCCATTAGTCGTTTTGCCAGAAACACCTTGGATTGTATCAAGTATGTCCGTGAGCTGAAAGAATTGGGGATTGGTGTCACTTTTGAAAAGGAGAATATTGATAGCCTTGACTCTAAAGGTGAGGTATTACTCACGATTCTTTCTTCTCTTGCCCAAGATGAATCACGCTCCATTTCAGAGAATGCGACATGGGGCATTCGTAAGAAGTTTGAACGTGGAGAGGTTCGTGTCAATACCACCAAGTTCATGGGGTATGATAAAGATGAGAATGGTAAGCTAGTCATTAATCCAGAGCAAGCAGAGGTAGTTAAACATATCTATCATCAGTTCCTAAAAGGCTACAGTCCAGAAAGCATTGCCAAGGAACTTAACACTAACGGTATCAAGGGATGGTCAGGAAAAGCCAACTGGTATCCTAGCAGTATTCTCAAAATGCTTCAGAATGAGAAGTACAAAGGTGATGCCTTACTTCAGAAAACCTACACGGTGGATTTCCTTACAAAAAAGCGAACAGAGAATGATGGGCAGGTCAATCAATACTATGTGACCAATAATCATGAAGCCATTATTGATACAGAAATGTGGGACACTGTTCAAGAAGAATTGGCAAGGCGAAAAGACTTCAGAGAAAAGCACAAGCTGAAAACCTATATCATGCAAAGTGACGACAATCCTTTTACCACTAAGGTCTTCTGTGCCGAGTGTGGTTCTGCCTTTGGACGAAAGAACTGGACGACCAGTCGAGGTAAACGCAAGGTTTGGCAGTGTAACAACCGCTACAAGGTCAAGGGACAGATTGGTTGCCAGAACAACCATATTGATGAAGAAATGCTTGAGAAAGCCTTCATGAAGGCAGTGGAATTGCTTCAGGAACATAGAGCAGATGTGGTGGTTAAGTGGCAAAAGTTAGAAAAGGGAACTAATCTGCTGCATAAGCACTATGCCAAACAAATGTATCAGTTACTAGATTTAGAGAAATTTGATGGAACTATCATGAACAAAGTTTTAGATCACATCAGTATTTCAGAAGTCGGACAAATTATCGTGATTTTCCTAGAAGGAACTGAAGTAGAATTATAAGAGACTGTGACTGAGAGGATGCAGTCTTTTTGTGGTTTTAGTGGTATAATTACTTAAGGAGTATAAAGCATGGGTGAAAATTTGAATTCTAATATAGATCCTCGAATTATATTTAAACAATTACCTCCAGCTACAATAATCAAAGGTTTTGTAGCTGGTGAGACCAAATGTAATTATGAAATTTATCTATTGGAATTGCTTAATAAATCAGTATATTTTCGGGAAAAAGGTAAATCTAAATTTCACGCACCTGAAGACGAGAGCCACGGGGAATGTGATGCTGTAGCAGATGATTACAAGATAGACTTCAAGCTTCTTTCTTCAAGTAGTAGACTGCAGGCAAGCAGTTTATTTTCACCTAGTATCACTAATCTTGGAAATGGGATTACTGCAATTGGAGAAAGTAGAAATCCGAACGGGGAAATAAAAGCAACTCAGATTCATGTTGCGTTTCGATTTAGAACTGTATCTGATTTAATACGACTCAAGGTAAAGCGTCAACATGTTAGGAAACAATGCCTTGAAAAAGATATTATAAAAGTCCTAAATATGCTTGAGAAGCAGAAAAATCTCCTTTTATTTTTCCCTTACATTTTTTATACGGAAGAAGAAATTAGCACTAATGAACTAGATGATATCATTTTAAATGCAATAAGCTATGATTTTTCTTCTCTTTTCGCCTACAGGCACATAAAGGTACAATCGTTTGAAACTTATTTACTTACTATTGTACGTGATGAGTTTAATATTTTTAAGATATCCAACAAAAGGCTAAAACTCATTGAAAAACTCAGTTGTTCGGAATTACCTACTTTTGTTAAATTAAAAAGTTATTCTATCTAAAAGGGGAAATGTTTTGGTTAATCCAGAGTTTTATGAAAAAATAGCTAAAATATTCTGTGGAGATGATTTAGAACTATTCAAGTACAAATCCGGCCCAGACCTAGTTCACTTTTTTAATAATAATTTCAAAATATCTGATAGCTATGGACAGGGCTTTCCAACAAGGTGGAGATATGTAAATCAAAAATTATTAGATTTTTCTTCAGTAGGAAAGATTGATGAGTATTTCAATATAATTCTTTCTAAACAGTATCTTTTAACAGAAAGACAAATCAGTGAAATTGATGCACTTGTGCATCAACAAAGAATATTAGATGAACTGAATAAAGTATGCTCGGTTTACTCGCTAAAACTATCTCAAAAAGATGGTGCATTTCATTTAGTAGAAATTGATTTAGATCTGATTGAAATTGGTAGTGGTGGTTTTGCAAATATTTATTTCCAAAAATCAACAGGACTAGTATTGAAAAAACTTAATGAGGAATCTGCAAGAAGCGCTTCAATCCGAAGCCGCTTTAAGCGTGAATATGAAATAACTAAATCTTGTTCAGATATTGGAAGTATCATTAAAGTGTATGATTTTGATATTGGTAATTGCTCATATACTATGGAGAAAGCAGATAATATATTGGATGACTTTGTTAAAGAAAGTTTTTTGACAGAGGATTCTCAAATTAATATTATTCGACAAATTTTGTATTCGATGTCACTAGTTCATCAAAGAGGCGTGCTACATAGAGATTTGAGTCCGACCAATATATTCTTCATAAATGGTATAATTAAATTAGCTGATTTTGGATTGGGGAAAAATCTGAATACGTTAACTTCTCATCAAACTATGGATACGGCGTCTTTTGGGCAACTTTTTTATTGTGCTCCAGAGTAACTTACCCTGTTGAAAGATGCTGATAAACGCAGTGATGTTTACTCACTAGGACGTATAATAAATTTTGTAATGACAAAAAATCCTAACGATTTTTCCCACTCATTACGTTCAATTAGTGAGAAAGCAACTAATTTAAATCCAGAATATCGATATGAAGCTGCTACTAACATGTTAGAAAAACTCAATAGATTAGTTAGTATCAGAGGTGATGAAAAATATGAAGTAATGATATGGGATAAGATTTCAAATCAAAAAATTGATTCGGATGTGGAAAATTATATCTATGAATTATCTGGTATAGACTTATGTCAAAAGTGTATGCAGAAAGGTAATATTTTTTTAGATGCGCTATTTGAATTTGTAAAAATAGATGATAGTCATGCAATCTACATAGTCCAACAGATAGGCTCTCATTATAAAACTCAGTTAAAGAAATTCGAAGATGCGGATATTTTTGCAAACTTTGCCTACAGAATTTTGAAAGGGAATTTTACTTATACTATAAATGAAGTTGCAGCTACAATATTGAGATATGTTGCTTTTGAAGTTAATCGATTTAATGCGCAACACAAAATCGATGATTTAAAGGCACGTGGATTAGAACCTTTAATTGAAGACATCTTAGAAAGATGAATTATTGCTAGCAAAGAGAATTATTTTCGTTCCATAGTATAATCCTAATTTTGACCAATCTCATTTCGTTCCATAATATAGGTAATACCTATCAACACATGTGGAGTGTGTGGCTCTGCTCGTAAAAGCCTAGAAACTTTTTAACGAAAGGAATATTAAAAAGCCTTAGATAATCGACTGACCTATTACCAAAAAATCGAAGGGGCTCTACTTGCCATTGCACAAACACCAGGAAATAGTTTGCCAACTATGCAGCTGTTAGATGAGTTAGTTCTTCCAAAAGACATTACCATAGCAGATGTCAGTCAAAGTATCCAAGAATTTGAAATAGAAAGAGATGCCCTTCAAGAATTTTTTGACGATATGCTGAAGACTTATACAACCTACCAAGAAATGAAAGATTATATTAAATCTCGTGAAGCGAACACTCCTAAGCAAGAGACAGAAGAAAAATCACTTTGAAGACTGTAGACTTAACATAAGTAAAAAATAACCATATATGATATCGCTTTCATTCTTATGTTTTTTGTGATAAACTAATTAAAGAAATAATTTTTATACTTTATTATGGAGGTTCTTATGAAGAAAGTGTTAGTGAGTAGTCTTTTGGTTTTAGGGATTACGATAACGTTACAAACAGTAGTTGAGGCTAAGGGGCCAAAAGTAGCTTATACACAAGAGGGAATGACTGCTCTTTCGGACACAAATAAAGATAAAGTCACTACTATTTCTATTGACGAGATTCAAAAAAGCTTAGAAGGTAAGAAGCCGATTACTGTTAGTTTTGATATTGATGATACACTGCTTTTCAGTAGTCAATATTTTCAATATGGTAAAGAATATGTAACTCCTGGATCGTTTGATTTTCTTCATAAACAAAAATTCTGGGATCTTGTTGCAAAACGAGGAGATCAAGATTCCATTCCCAAAGAATATGCTAAAAAATTAATTGCTATGCATCAAAAACGAGGAGATAAAATTGTTTTTATAACAGGTAGGACAAGAGGGTCAATGTATAAGGAGGGCGAGGTTGATAAAACAGCTAAAGCCTTAGCTAAAGATTTTAAATTAGACAAACCAATTGCTGTAAATTATACAGGCGATAAACCTAAAAAGCCATACAAATATGATAAATCATATTATATTAAGAAATATGGTTCAGACATTCATTATGGAGATAGTGATGACGATATTCATGCAGCTAGGGAGGCCGGTGCTAGACCAATTAGAATTTTAAGAGCACCTAATTCTACAAATCTACCTTTACCAGAAGCTGGAGGCTACGGTGAAGAGGTTCTCGAAAATTCAGCTTACTAGTATCTTTATTAGTTAACATAGTATTATCTATCAATTTTTAGATTTGTAATAAGAAGTGCTAAAAAAGTAGCAAATCAATGATATGCTAATAAGGGAAGTTGGAGTAGTTTAGATTGATTATTAATGACTGATCTTCTCCCCTCTCGGTAACAAGAAGTTTTTCTAACAAATGCCTGTCTAAAAAAATTGAATCATAATTTTTTAATAACTCTTTTGGCGTGAACAAGGAATTTGTAATCAGTCATCTAATTCTATAATACAATACTTTGGGGTTGTTTCCGTATCATTATTAATAATATGTATCAGAAAGGAGATGTTTTTTGAGAGTTTATGAAAATAAAGAAGAGTTGAAAAAAGAAATAAGTAAAACATTTGAGAAATACATTATGGAATTTAATAATATTCCAGAGAATCTAAAAGATAAAAGAATTGATGAAGTTGATAGAACTCCAGCAGAAAACCTTTCTTATCAGGTTGGCTGGACCAACTTGGTTCTTAAATGGGAAGAAGATGAAAGAAAGGGACTTCAAGTAAAAACACCATCGGATAAATTTAAATGGAATCAACTTGGTGAATTATATCAGTGGTTCACAGATACCTACGCTCATTTATCTCTGCAAGAGTTGAAAGCAAAATTAAATGAAAATATTAATTCTATATATGCAATGATTGAT